GCTCTGCGCTCAGGTGCTGGTGGATGCCCATCAGCGCGAGCAGGGATACGAGGTATTTCTTCATGGCCCCGATGATTCCGGGGCCGGGCCGCGCTGGCGAACCCTACACGGGGGCCGCAGGCCAGCCGGCCGTGACATCGATCTGCGACAGCGCCAGGGCGTCGTCGGCCGCCGCGTCGATCTGATCCTCGATGCGCTGCCGCGTGCCCGTCAGCAGGCCGTGCACTTGGCGGTATGCGTCATCCTTGGCCCGGATGCGATCGGCCAGCACCAGGCGGTCCAGCCCACGCGCCAGCGCTGCAGCATCGATCCAGGGCGTGGCCGCCGCCGGGTCAGCCTCCAGCGCCCTCGCCTCCTCCGTCTGCACGGGCCAACTCTCGCGCTCGCTCAGGGGGTAGCCTGCGGCGATCACCTGGATGTGCTTTCGGTACTCTGCAGCCAGGGCCAGACGCAGGCCAGCCGCGATCTCGGCTGCCGGCAGCAGCTCGGCAGGTAGCGGCACGCCGCCGGCCGCCAGCCACGCGCGATACTCGATGGCGTCGGGATTCGGCGGCAGGGCCGGCCCAGGATCGACGAGCGGGATTGTCGTGCGCACGCCGTCGCGGAAGCGATACACAAAGTTCTCGCTCGTCAACTGGTATTGCGTCATAGATACCTGCCCCCGGTCGCCTCAGTGCCCGCTGTGCTGCCGGGAAGGTAAGACGCGCCTGCGCCTGCTGTGAACATAATTGCGTTCCCAGAAACGGAATAGCGTGATCCCGTCGCAGATCCGCTATATGAGTTAGCGACGAGTCGGACTAGGGCTGTGTTTTCCGCAAAAGCGAATACGGAAAACGCTGGCGTTCCCGTGAGAGTCACAGTTGCAGACGAGGCCTCAATCGATCCGCCTTCGGACGCATAGATATGGGCATAGGCGCCGCCGACAATCGAATAGGGTGTTGTGTTCTGCGTGACCGATGCGCGCGCAGTGATGTAGACATGGATGCCGCCTGCAGACATAGCCCCATACACAAGGCCTTTGAGCGTGAGCGCCGTCCTCGCGCCGCTGGCAAAGACTCCGTAACCCGCCGTGGCCTGCAGCCGCAGATATTGAATCGTGTAGTTACCGCAGTTTGTTGCGTTGATGCAAGTCGCTGACGTCGATAGCACGACATTGCCAGGACTTGCCGAATTACCCTCTATGACAATCTCGCCAGCACCCACAAATGGCTTTAGCGAAAGGGGCTGCGTATATGTTCCATCCCCCAGCTTCAATGTGACTGTGAAACCGTTCAGGTCGGCTGTAGTCGCAACATCAATAGCTTTCTGAATCGTGAGGAAAGCCCCGCCAGTTGTATTGCTCAACCCTGCGTTGCTGTCGCTGCCATCGGTGCGGACGTAGTAGGTGCGCGCAGCGGTGAGCAGCTCGCGCACACCGGGCAGCGTGTCGCCCGCGGGCAGCTGGCGAATGCGCCCGCCGACCCTTACAAGTGGCCGCCGTGCAGTCATTTCAGAGGGTCACGTAGCCAAGGTCATCCGTGACCAGCTCGGTCGCGCTTTTGGCCGTGCCCAGCTCCTGGCAGACCTTGTTCGCATTGGCCGTGTCGGTGGGGTCGAGCGCCGCCGTGATGACCCCGCCAGCAGTACCCAGCCAGTAACGGCTGCCAGGTGTCAGGCCCGTGAGCGCGGAGTTCGTGGTGTCCAGGGGGTAGACGGTGGCATTTGCAGCCGAGGCCACGGCATCCTTCACAAAGCCATCGGCTTGGCGGCCGTTGCTGTGGTCGGCCAGCCGCACGTTCAGCGCACCAGCATTGGCATGGAAATTCACGAACTTGCCCGCACCGATAGCCTCGCTTGCCGGCGCGATGATCGTATTGGCGCCGATTCCGGCGGGCAGCAGCGAAGGGTCCAGCCGCCCGTCCGATCCTGTGGCCACGAGCTTACCCGCATCCGCTGCGCCGGCAGAAACGGCCAAGCCGAACAGTTGGCGGGTCTTGCCCGAGACACGGGCCAAAAAGCCCTGGGTGGGTTGAGTTGCCATGGTGCTTACTCCAGTGAAATAGGGTCTTGCAGATTCAGCGCGATGCGCGTGGAGGATGTGGCAGAGCCGATGAGTAGGTCGAATCCGCTTGTGGGGGGCGCTTGCGTCAGCGCTCCGGCGGCGCCGAGGTAAACCCGGCCCGGCACCCAGTGCCAGCCGCTGTCCTCAATGGCACCCAGTCGCTGCACATTGACCAGCTCACCGGCTTGGGCCGCCGTCAGCGTGATGCCCAGCAACAGGTCGATGTGCGCCGCATCGTCAGCGCTCAGCGCGCGCACCACGCCATTCAGTTCATACACCGCGAGCAAGGCCGACAGGTTCGTGCCGGCCGTTCGCTGCACCGATGCGCCGCCGGCAGGGCCGGGCTCGCCGGGACGGCCAGGAGGCCCCTGCTGTCCCAGCTCAACGATCTCGGTTTCTTGAACCTGCTCGACCAGCACGGAGTCCTGGGCCTCTTCAGCCAGGATCTCGACCTCTTGGACGACCAGCAAATCAGTCACGGGTGACCTCCGGGCTCACGCAGCAGGAGCCTTCGGCCAGGCGTGTGACCTCGCCGCTGGGGTGGACGATTTCCAGATCGAACACCCCGCCGGTCCAGGCGATGGCGGCAGTGGTGCTGGCATCGACCAGCAGGTCCACCGTGCCGGCAGTACCTCCCAGGGCAATGCGCCCGTTCTCGGTGGTCAACTCCAGCAGCGTGGCCGTGGACTCGATCTCCTCGCGCACCTGCATGCGGGCCGTGCAGCCCGTCAGGTCGATGGGTGTCTTGTCGGGGTTGAGCCAGCGCAGGCGCAGCCGGAATGTGGCGCCTTGGTAGATCGTGAAGTTGAGCTTGGCCGGCTTGGTCATGCCCTGCAGTGTCCCGGCCAGGGCGCCAAGAAGCGAACCCTAGCCGGGGGCGGCATCAGATCTGACCGCTGTAGTTCCAGCTGACACGGCCGTCGATGCCCGCCGTGGTGGACACCATCGACCAAGCGCTGGCCACGCGCTGCGCCGCAGTGGTGTATGCGACCTTGGCCGCGTCCAGCTGCGCGTCCTTGGCATGCATCGCTGCATCGTTGTTGGCCTTCGCAACCTGGAAGGTCAGGTTTGTGCCCGCCTCGTACTGCTTGAGATCTGCTTCCCAACGCCGCATGTACGCGCCGGCCTGGGCCTCCGCGGCCGATGCGCCCAGGCGGTAGCCGTCCACAACGATCGAGGACTGGCGCGCGGCGGCCTCCATGCGGCTGCTGGCCGCAGACAAGCGGGCTTTCCAGCCATCCCACTCCAGTGTCTTCGCGGCAATCTGCGCCTGATACCGAGCCAGCTCGACCCGAGCTTTCTCGGCCTGGGCCCCGACCTTCGATGCATACGCCTGGGTAAGCGAGCGGAAGGCCTCCACCTTGGTGCCCTCAGCGCCGACCTGTGCCTTGTACATGTCGGCGCGGGCGGTCTCGGCGTTGACCGTGGCCACGAAGGCCCGGACCTGCTCGCCGCCGGCCTGGATACGGGCCTTCTCCAGTTCAACGAGGGTCTGGGCCGCGCCCACGCGGGCCTTGTAGATCTCGACCACCGCCATGCGCCCGTCGATCTCGGCGCGGTAGCGATCCACCAGGGACTTGTTGATGTCGGCCTTGGTCTTTTCAGCCTCCAGCATGGCCTTGTAGACATCGACCTTGTTGAGCTCGGCCCGGATCACCGTGTCATAGGCGGTAGCATAGGCCTGGTAGCCGGCCAGCAGCGCCTTGTAGTGCTCGACCGCCGCATTGAAGGCGGCCAGGGCATTGTCTGCCGTGGTCTTGGCGGTCTCGAAGGCCAGCATCTCCAGCTTGTAGGCGTCGTCCAGCAGCGTGGTCTCCAACTGCAGGGCCTGGGTGATGGCGTCCTTGACGTTCTGCTGCTCCATCTCGGCCTGCTTGATGGCCACATCCCGCGACAGGCCTGACAGCTTGTCGTGGAACTCGCGGCGCGCGTCCGCCAGTTGGCCCGCCAGCGCGCCACTGGGCAGCGGGAAGCCCAGAGCTTCGGCGCCGCGCAACACCTCCTGCTCGCGCGCCAGCGCCAGGGCCGTTTCGCGGTCGCGCGCACGATCCCAGATCTGCTGCTCGACCGCCGGAGCGATTCCGGAGCCGCCCTGGATGCGCGCATTCAGGGAGGCCTTCAGGTTGTCCAGCAGCTGCGAGGCGTATTTCGCCCCGGGCGTGTGCTGGAATGGCGCGGGCCGCAACACGGACAGCGTCGGGATGTCGTCCAGCTTCTCCAGCCAGTCCTCGTGCAGGTTCACGCCGCCGAAGGTGTGCGTCTGCAGTTGCAGGAACTGGGGGGCGTCCGGCAGCACGACATCTGGGGCATCTGGCACAGCGACGTCGCGGACCTCGGGCAGCGCCGGGGCCTGCCCGATGGCCAGCGTCGGGGCCTGGCCGAAATTCAGCTCCGGCGGCGTGACCTCGAAGCTGTCGATCTGCACGTCGTCCATCTGGAGCATCAGGCTCCCCGGCATACCCTCCGGCTCATCAAAGGTGACGTTGGGCAGCTGTGGCAAGTCGGGGATGGGAGGAAGATTGGGCGCTGCCAGCGTCTGCCAGCGCACGTCGATCTGGCCGGGCTTGTAGAAGTTGTTCGCCAACGCCGTGGCGCATGCCGCAGCCTCTCGGTTCGCGGCCTCGGCCAGCGCGACGGATCGGGCGTATTTGTCCTCGACGATCTCGGCGGGTCCGTTCAGATCCAGTGCCATTTCATGCTCCTACGCGGCGGGTTTTGGACGAGACCGTCACGACTTCAATGCGGTCCAATGTGAAGGCCTGGCCAGCCGGCGTGCTCAGGCCGAAGCCCAGGTAGTTCTGGCGGATGCCGCGGCCCGGCTGGCACCGCGTCTGGCCGGAGGCTACGAGGGGGAAGCTGTAGGCCCAGCGCTCCGCGTTCGGCCCAAGCACCGCGAACTGCGCGCAGCCGCGCCCCCGCATGGACAGATAGACCATCTCCAGGTGCTTTTTCAGCGTGTTCTCGCGGATGGTTGCTGGCAGCCGCAGCTCGGCGACGATGGGCAGGCCGTCGTCGGTATCACCGCTGGCCAAGGCATATAGGCCCGTGGCGCTGCCGCCATGGGTCGGTGTCAACGCATGGAAATCGTGGCGCGTGTACTCGGAAACTGCGCCGCTCAGGGTGTTGCAGACGAGGGTGTTCATACGGAAATCAGGCTTTCGTCGGTGCGCACGCGCGCCGTGTGGTCCATCGGCATCTTCATGATGGTGTGCAGTTCCCGGGCGCCGGTGTCGTCGGCAACAAAGATCCAGCTGCGCAGCACCGTCTGGCGGTCCTCTGCCGTGTACTGCATGAGATTGGCGCAGACAGCGCCGGTCCAGGGGTCTACCGCGGCCGACACTGCGAAATAGTGGGGATCAGCATCTGAAATATCGATGCTGGCGACGATCTGGCCCCGGCACTGCACGAGCACCTCCCCACGATTTGTGTAGACCGTGCCCTCCAGCCTGGATGGCACCGCGAGTGGATACCAATTGCCGTCAGATGTCTGAGCGGATTCATACACCGCAGAATAGTCGCCGCGTTGAATCTTCTGAGCCTGGATCACCAACTCTGTAGTGGGATCGAAAAACAGCACCTGCAGCATCTGCCACGACTCTGCCCAGTCTCGGATGAATCCGGAGGCTGCATATGTGAGGGTCACGCCATCTGCGACGGTTCGCGTGACAAGCAATTCGC